TTACCTTAAAACCATTAGTTAATCCGCTACGAGAACAATGTTGAGTAATAGTTCCTACTATATTTTCTTCTTTTACTTTATTATTGTAACCATCGTAGATTACAGATTGATTACAAGCAGTATCGAATGTTTGTGCAACACCTTTTCCAACCCTCCCTCTCCTTGTTTTAGAACTTGGAACAGAATAATTTATACTATCACCTTCCTCTGCAACTTCAAATCCTTTTTTTATGTTGGATTTGATTATTAATGGTGGCATAGATGATAAACTTTTTTCTGAATTATGACTTGACGTTAAACAAGGTGAATTTTTGTCATCTCTTACCCTTAAACCTTCATCAATTCGGTAATCTGCAATATCTATTTCTTCTTTTGTGTTGGCTTTTATTTTTATATATGTATCTGTTGACCTAAATCTCCCGCTCAAAGTTGTACTATACGAGGCTTGTGTCAGTCTTCGTTTTGATTTATTCGGTCTTGTAAATAATTTATCATTTTCTCGGATAGGAAATACTTCTCCTCCACTTCCATTTCCAAGATATCCGACAAGGTATATTCTCTCTCTATTTTGGGGTAAAAACCACTTTGTATTAAGCAGTTGCCATTCGAGTCTATAACCCCCAATGTTGGCAAAGGCTTGTATAATTGCCCAAAAGTCTTCGCCATTATTTGAGGAGAAAGTTCCCTTAACATTTTCCCACACAAAAAAACTTGGTCGGCATTCGCTAATGAGTCTAATTGCTTCGCTGATAAGACTGCTTCTATCTCCTTCCATACCTTTTCTCTTTCCGGCGATGCTAAAATCTTGGCAAGGACTTCCGAAAGTGATGGCATCAATTTTTGGGAGGTTTCCTCCGTAAACATCTGTAACTGAACCGACATATTTTGAATTTTTAAAGTTATTTTGATATACTTGCATTGCGTATTTATCAATTTCTGAAAAGTAAGATTCGACCTCAAATCCTGCTTGTTCTAATCCTTTGTGAAAACCACCTATTCCACTAAATAAATCTAAAAGTTTTATTTTCATTTGAATTCTAATAATAAGTATTTCTTGTTTCTGATATTCAATATACCACCCCTCTTAGATTTTAACTCACAGTAGTTTGGGTAGCTTACATCTCTGGTCATTGTTATAATCTTATCAGAATCTAATTCCTTTAATTTAAGAGTTACGAGCTTCATCCTTCTTCCATTTTAAATTCTTCTTTCTCTGCCCATCCAGAGTCCACTTGTCTTAATCTTGTGAGTAAAAAGTTGTATTTGGTTTTTAGTCGCTTGTATCTTAGTTTATGATATTCCTCGATATGATTTGCTTTTAAATAGTTTAATACGGAAAACTCCACCTCTCTTGAGATAGATTTATATACTTGCAACCATCTTTCTTCTTTCATAACCTCAAGAACATCAAATACCTTAATTCCGTGTATTACAGATGCGTGGTCTCTTCCTACTAATTCACCTATCTCTCTAAAACTTGCCAATGTCTTTTCTCGACATATCTTAAAGTACACAGACCTTGCGTATACGTATTCTCGTTTCCTTGTTTTTTTTGTTACATCTAAATTAGTTTCTTTTTCCACTAATTTTAAAATATCCTCAATTCTCATAAGTTGTTTTGTTTAAAAATTTTAATTGCTTGTTGAAGACCTGCACAGACCTCGTATTCCTCTATGCTTTCTTCGTATTTAATTTCTTCTTCTATCATCTCTACTGTCGCTTGACCATACACTAAGTCTGTCAATGCAGTAATAAATGCTATTTTAGTTAAATCTATCAAAGAACACCTCTTATTACATATTGGTCAATGATATCATCTGTATCCTCCTCGTGGAAGAAGTATTTATAGTTGTCCATTCCGTTTTCATACTTCTCCTCGCCTCTCTGTATAAACTCGTCAGAACATTCAAAGATGCCTACATCACAGGAGTTCTTATCTATGACTAAGAATGTGAATCTATCTACGTTGAATAGTTGCATATATAACCAAGCCTGTAGGTCATAACCATACTTATCTGCTGAGTATTTGAATGTACTTAAATCTTGTGTAGTCTTTAAATCGACTATTTGATTATTTTTTAATATATCTGCTTTACCTCTTATCGCAACATCATCCATCATCTTAATAGCAGGTACTTCGAACTCACTTCCTTGAATTAACTTTAATGCTGCTTCATTTCTTAGGATAGCATCCGTGAGTCTCTCTGTTGCACTCTTTTCTTTTTGTAAGAATACCTCTCCATACTTTAACTTCGCCTCCTTGTATAGCTTAGTGTTCTTTGTAGAAGCATCCACAAAATGCAAAGCATCTACTTTATGTGGTTCTAAAACCATCCAATGGAATAACTTGCCTAATGCTAATGCAGGTGTCTCTGGACTTCCGTATCTCATAACGTTACGATATGTCTTTGGAGATTTAATAAGCATCTTTAGTGAGCTACTACTTAGAGCATTCTTACCTAAATAATCGTAGTAGAATTTATCATCATACATCTTAGGGAGAATCTCTTGACTCTCCCATTGTTCTTTGTTTATTAAAGTAATCTTACTCATCTCCTCCTAATTTTAAAAAGTTAATCATCTTGCTACTGCGTTCAATAGCTTTGTTATAGCCATCTATGATGCCTATTCGTTGGTCAAAGTATGCTTCGAATTCATCTAATGACATTCCCTCTCTGTACTTAATTTCTTCCATAATCGATTTGTTTTTCTATTTTTGTCAATAATGTTTTTGCGTTTTTGCAAGTATAATAGCTTCTATCCTTTCTAAGCATTTTGAACCCTTTTTTTTGGATTAATTCATCGTAGTGTACCACTAAGTTATCCTCGCTTAAATTAAGTTCTGTATATCGTTTTTGTGAAAATATACCTCTAATATTAATAGCACCATCCACGAAGTAATTTATCTGAAAATAAGACTTTTTAATGTCGGTATTTCTCGTATAAATAAAATTGATAAAATCCATAATATGTTTTGTTTGTTGCAAAGCTAATAAACATTTTATTAACCTACAAGCCTAACTCTTGTTTTTTTAACAATTGTTTATTTTCTTCTTGTAATTTTTCTAAGGATTCTTCAGCTCTCTTAGCTCTATCTAATGCTCTATGTTTATCTGACATAGACTCAGATATTATCCTATCAAAACAGAAAGACTCTGCTTCTTTGGAATTAATGTAGGTTATTATTCTTAGAAAAGAATTAGTAAGATTTTTTAACTGTTTGTTGTCTGGTTTTGCCTCTGTCCATTTATTAATGGTTTGTAGAACATCTTCTACATCGCAATGGTTTTGAAGTTCTTGTAAGTTTCTCATATGACAAACCTACAACATTTTTTTAAAAACTACATTTCTTACAATCCCATTTCTTACCTAATTTATTTAAAAAGTCTATTAATGGTAAGCTATCCTCTCTGTACTTCCATTTCTTATTATAAAAATAAGCAGTTACTAAGCACTTCTCAATAGGTATATTTAAATCATCATTGTTGAAGTTATGCTCTACTTTAAGTACAATAGACTTTTCTGTATGCCAACTATTACACAGTCTCTCCAGGAGTATCTTCTGACCAATAGGTATTGGTGAGTTTATATATTTGACCTCTATTAATATAAGTACATCGTTATTGAACTCAAATACTGCATCTATGTCGGATGGATGTATACGACCATTCTGTAGACCTGTGAAGTCTATTACTTGTTTAACTCGTTTCCTATTTTTTATCAGACTCATAAAAGTTAAGATAGTTCTTTAATTCTCTTACCACCTCTGCTACACATTTAGGACAATTACCTGTAGGTTTGTTTTGATGGAAAACTCTATTATAAATCTTAAAGAGTTCTATTTGAACATTCGAAGTTATATGCTTAGTTTTTAAATCAAAAAAAGAAGTTAGGTAGTTGTATTCTATTTCTGTTAGACATTCTGGTTTCTTGTACGGAAATATTTGATTTAGTTTTTTTCTACGCTCATCACATCCACAGTCTTCGCCAAGAACAAATTTAACTGCTTTCTCTACACCTGTTGCTTTTGTTACCTTAGCCACAGAGTCACCAAAACCCTTACTTGCATTCTCTTGGTTAGCTTTCCATTCTTTGTATTTTTTAGTCCTTTTGTCCATCTATTATCGATTTAATCTTTTCTATATATAATGTAGCATCCATTAGTTCTTCAGACAAATGCGTTAGAAATTTTAACAAACCATCATTGTTTTCTTGCAGGGTAGTGTTGTATTTCTTAATACCTACTTCGCTTCTTTGATTAAATTTGTCTACTACATTTTGTACTATTGGGTCTTTTTCAAAATTATTAATCACATCTCTTTCCAGAGATACAGGTTGTTTTTGTTCGTTCATTAAATTCCACTTAGTTACACTATCTCCCATTATATTTTATCAAAATCTCCGTTAATATAGTCTTCGTAGTCTTCGCTAAAAAGACTCTTTAATCTTTGCTTACCTGCTTTTAAAGTTAAAAATATAGACATCCAACTAATATCTGTCTCTCTCGCTATACCTCTTATGCTTAGTTTTGTATCTCTGTATTCTTTAAAGAGTTCTCTATCGTATTCGTGCCACTTGTCAATCTCTTCGTCTATCATTAAGCATATCTTGTGGAATGCTTTTTGTTCTTCCAAGTCACTACTATCAAATAGCTTGAACTCGTAGTCATCTATATTGACTTTTATTATCTTCTTGCGTTTGTTGTAATATTGGTAATAAATACTCCTAAGACTGAAGAACATATAGCCTCTTGATACTTCTCCATTTACTAATATCTTATCTAAAGTAGCATACTTATCAAGAGCGATGTATGTCTCCTGCACAATGTCTTCTGCGTAGTTTACCTCACCAAATGACTTAACAATACCTACCCATTCCTTATGTCTCTCAGCTACCTTAGAAAGAAGTTTACTCATTTTTTATAAAGATGATATTCAAAGTTACAAAAAATAAAGCCACTTGCATATAATGCTCAAAACCATCATCAAGCTCATCCACGTTGTAAATCGCACCTAACATACATCCGTGTAAAGGTGCAAAGAATATCTCTACACCTTTTTGTCTTCTGCCATATTCAAAAAAGATAAAACCTACTGCAATTATTATTATTAATATCAAAATTTCAACTGTTTAATTTCTTTTTGTTCTATCAAATTTTGACCCATAAACTCAAATCCTACATTATTTTTTGCCATTCGTAATCTGATAGGTTCTTCGTGTGGTGTTGGTCTTCCTCCTGTTTCATTTTCCTTTACTTTTAAAACAAGCAATAGAGAATACATCCACTCAGAATGATGAGAAGTATATCTGTGAATACATAATACATCATCTGCTCTATTCGCCCACTTACCACCACCCTCAACAGATGCAAGACCTAATGGTGTAGGTAGGTTAGCGTAAGGATGGTCATTAGGATGTGTCCTCCTTAATGCTTCAGTTACTCCGTGAGCATTTAAAAATGTAGTTACATTTCTTTTCTTTGAAAACAATCTAAACTCAGAAGCTACTTGGTAATCGTATTCGTGACCACCTACCATCTTAAGCAGTCCAGAGTCTTTAGATAGTGAGTTATATGGGTCAATTAATAATGCATCGTAGTCCCAAGCATCTTTAATAGCGTTAGCCTCTTTGAGTAAGTCTTTGTATGTATACAAGTCATCTACATCTATAATCTTAAAATGTATATCGCACCATTTAACTGCTTGATTAATTTCATCATCGGTAGCTTCTTGTATTGGTTTACACATCTTAAATTCTATAATCTTACGTACAATAGATTGTGGTGTATTTTCTGAAGACCATACTAAAAATTTAAGATTGTGTTTTATCGCCCATAAAGTAAATAGGTATATAATTACAGTAGTCTTGCCTACATTAGCGTGACCTATTATTACGTTAAAATTACCCTGTTTAAATCTCAGATATTCGTCAATACCATCTACACCTATTTTAAGTCCCTCCTTAACTCTTCCGTACTTGACATCAAGTATTTTAGATTCTATGTCTTTTGCTGAGCTTATCATTTCGTTAATGGTTGTGTAACTCTGTGATATCTCTTCTCCATCTCAAATGGTGTTAATGTAACTCTATCTGTTTTTAAGCCTGTGATTATGTTTAAATTGTAGTTCCAAAAATCATCTGGAATGTCATCACCTTCGTTAAATATCTTTAAACCCATTAATTTATGTTTATTGTGTTTTCAAAAATAGCCTCTATCACTTGATTCCGTGTAACAGTTATGGTATATGGATTCTGTGTTGAATTTGTAAGAACTCCAACCCATCTGACAAATCTGTATCCTTTTTCTGTGTTTGGTATCGCAGTCAATGTAAGCTGCGTTCCATAAGGATACTGACCAGAACTCTGTGATACAGTACCCCATTCCTTATTGTTAGATGTTACGACCAAAGACATTATAAACGGATTATTCGAAGATGCTTCTTGTAATTGCGTTATTTGTTCTGCCTGTTGCGTAGTTAATTCGACTAAAGCACTTATCTGTTCTTGTAGTTCTTGTAAGAAAGAATCTGTTATTTGTTGTCCAGAGGTTATCAATGAATTTAAATCTGAAATCTGACCATCAATTACATTTTGCAAGTTTTCCAAATCTTGCTGAAATTCTAATTCTAAAGTGATTTGGTTAATTTCAATTTCATTAATCAATTCTTGTTGCTGCGTGAATTGTGCAGACAAAACCTCTACTAAATCATTTAATGCGTTTAATTGGGATTGTAAAACCGTTTGATTCTCGTCAATCGTTTCCGCTAAAATATTAATCTGATTCTGCAAATTGGAATAATAAAACTCCTGCAACTGTGCAACAATTACAATATCATATTCTAAATCGTCAATATCAGAATTTAAACTGTCAATTTCAGTTTTCAAATCATTTATTTCGAGTTGCAGGTTTTCTATCGCTTCTGTCAAATCGTTAATCTGCTCAATGTTGCACGATGACATTAATAATACTAATACTATAAGTTTTGTTTTCATTTTTGTTTTAATTATAAATTTTACCTTTTACTTTTTGTTGACCTTGATATAAATTGCCTTTTACCTTTTGTCTGTTTTGCCACAGACTACCACTTACTTTTTCATTTCTTTGAAGTAATGTACCATTTACTTTCATCCCTGATATATCAACGTTTGTATCAAACTTTAAATAAGTAATATCAATATTACCGTATTTGTCCGTAAAATTATCCTCAATAATTTTTACTAATTCTTGTTTTGTCATTTTTGTTTTAATTTAAAAAGGGGAAATAAATCCCCCTAATTTAGTTAGAATGGGACATCTGTGTTATCCCTCGCTGGTTGTTGTTGTGAGAATGTTACTTGTGGTTCATTAGATGACTCACCTGTGTAAGATTTGTTAATCTTCCACCCTTGAATAGATGTAAAATATCTCACCTCTCCTTTTGGGTTCCTCCACTTGTTACCTCTGATATTTATCATCACAGTAACTGTATCACCTACCTTAACACTATCTAACAAGTCTACTTTTGCTTGGACAAAGTCAATAGCAATTTCTTGTGGATATTCTTCTTTAGTCTGTATTATAAGACCTCGCTTTTTGAAACCCTTAGCTCCTAATATCTCTGTATCTTGTACAATTTGTACTACTCCTGTTAACTCCATATTTATTTAATCTTTAATAATTCTTGTTCAACCTTTTTAGACAATCTAAACACACTTTTAACGTAGTTTATATCGCACTTTTTCGCCTCCAAAGCATTGTACACCTCTGTGTATTGTTTTGTATTAAAATTTAGCCACTCTAAATCATTTGTAACTGTTTCATTAGCATCATCATCCTCTGCCTGTAGAGCAAGAAGAGCAGTCAATGTGTATCTACGATAAAATGTAATAGCACTACCTAACTTTTGTGGGTCATTAATATCTGGAAGTTCAAGTTTACTTTGTTCGTACTTCTTACTGTCAATACATTTAATTTGACTTATTTGATAACCATCCTCAATAGGTTGAGTAAGTAATAACCTATACTTGTAAAGCAATGGTTGTAGTTGTGATAAAAGAGAATTGATGTCAAAGTATTTTGACTTGTAAAATGGATTCTCAGAATCCTTGCTAATTGAACCTATTTCATTCTGTAAGAGGAATAATTTTTCATCAAGTTGCAGACTCCCCTGCTTCTCAATGTTGTCGTTTTGTTTATTCATATTGCAAATTTAATAAATTAATTTGAATAAAAAAAGGGCAACCTATTAAAGCCACCCTTAGAAAAACAAAACTTAAAATTCAATAACCTAACTTTTTTAATTTGAGGGAATACAGTTCGATTAATTGCATTATGTCAATATCAGCAAATTTAACAATTTGTCTACTGTCTCGCAACATTTTATCTGAAAGTTGTTCACCAAGTTTTTTAGAGAATAAATATTGCTCACCATATCTAAATACATTACAAGCACTACATTGTGGTTTTACGTTATCCTCTACCCATCTTGTAGCATAATGTTTTCTAGACATAAAATGACCTGCTTGTATCTTCTTCCAATGTAATGTCTTTCCACAGGTATAACAGTCACAATTTCCATTTCTATCTGCATTACTTAACCTAATGTATAAAGAAAATACTGTATCAAGTTTTTTTATTAAATTCTTTCTGCTTGTTTTTTTCATTTTATAAAGATATAGTTTTTTAGTTTACAAAACATTTATATATTTGCAAAACAGTAGCAGTAAATCTACTTTAAAAATTACAAGACTTGCATAGCAATATGCTTGGAACAGATAAATTTAGAATGTTTGTTTTTCTTAGGGGAGTCTTTTTCTTTTCTTTCTTCTTTTTCTTTGTAGTTGTTTTTCTTCTTTCTTTTCTTTTAGTTATACATCGTCAGGTTATACCTTTACTTTTTTAATCGTTTCGTCAGGTTATACCTTGACAAAAAGATATTACTTATCACTCTTTCGTACTATCCCACCAAAAAAATAACCAAAAATAGAAAGAACAATACCTTCTGCAATACCGACTAAATGTATAAATACTTCTTTATTTCTTTCTGGTATCTCTAAAAATACTATACTATAAACCAAAAAACAAAACACTAATAAACCTACTAAGCCTGTAATCACAAACATATAGTCAGTCCTACCATACTTAGCTACATCTACCTCTCTTCTTCTCGCAGAATCTCTGTCAGCTACCTCAAGTTCATATATCTCTACTATCTCTCTATGATACTGTTGTTTTTCTTCAGCAGTTAGATTTTCATCAGCATCTATCAAGTTTTTAACAACACCTAATACACCACTATCTGGTAGTGTCTTAGAAACAAAGTTAGGTAGCTTTGATAATATAAACTTACCGACTTTAGTATCTTTAAACTTCTTCTTATTCATCTTAAATATCTATACCCTATAAACATCATAACCAAAAACCAAGCTACCTTAATAGGTAATTCATATTCATAAATGTCCATACTCTTCTTTTACATTAAATGAAGGACAAGCCTTGTCGCTAAATTCATTATGTCCATGTACTGTTGCTTTTGGATAAATTGATTTTAACCCTTCTAACAAGATTAAGAAAGACCTCTTCTGTGCATCTGTCCTTGTATCCTTTGGATTCATATCTTCATCACATCCTCCCGTATAACAAACGCCTAAACTGTTTTTATTGTGTCCCTTCGTATGAGCTCCCTGAACGTTGTTTAATCGCCCTTTATGGATACTGCCATCAAGACCTATGACATAGTGATAACCTATATCATCCCAACCTCTTTCAACAACGTGCCATCTTCTAATAGTATCAATAGATACATCTTGACCTTCTCTCGTAGCTGAACAATGGATAATTATTTTATTTATCTCCCTCATCACCCTTTAGGTTTTTAATTATTCTCAAAACAGTATATACTATTGAAGTTGCAAGTACAATGGTCTGTAAGTATGGATTTATCTCATTTACTGTACTAACTAATATAGCACCTATGTTAAGTCCGTATATCTTCAAATCTTCCATTATTCTTCGTAAGTTAATCCGTAAAAGTTATGCTTGTAACTTGACAACCCTTTAACTTCATATTCTACCCATCCTTCTGGAAAGATAGCGTTTTCTTCTTCATCCAATTCTAAACCTCTCCATAATACATCAACAGAATACTTATCGCTGAATGTTGGTGGTGTTTCTTCATCAGCAACGTTCGTGGGTAAAAAACCCAATTTAACGACCGT